TCGACTTCGGCCAGCCGGGGCTGGCTGACCTTGCCCCCGGCCTGGCCGAGATCCAGCCCAGCTACAACCTGGCGCCGACGCAGCGCGCCTCGGTGATCCTGGACCGCGGCGAAGGCCGGCAGGTCACGCGCTTGGCCTGGGGCCTGCTGCCGTTCTGGGCCAAGGCCAAAGGCCTGCAGGGCTCGACGATCAACGCCCGGATCGAGACGGTGGCCACCAAGCCAGCGTTCCGGGCCGCGTTCAAGAAGCGCCGCTGCGTGATCCCCATGGCCGGCTACTACGAGTGGTCGGTAAACCCCGAGGACGGGAAGAAAGACCCTTGGTTCATCCATGCGGCCCAGCCGCTCCTGGCCGCCGGTCTGTGGGAAGACTCCAGCCCCCTGCTCTCCGACGGCAACCTGGGCACCTTCACCATCATCACCGGTGACAGCAGCGGCGTCTCGGCCGACATCCACGACCGCATGCCGGTGTGGCTGCAGGCCGGCCAAATCGATGAGTGGATGGCGATTGGCCCGGACGATGCCATGGCGATGCTGCTGGCCAGCGAGACGCCGGCGATGGAGGCCTACCGGGTCAGCCGCGCGGTGAACACCCCGCGGAACAACCGCGAGGACCTGCTGACGCAAGTGGCTTAGCGGCAGCTGGCCCGCATGGATTAGACTTCGCGAGCCACGCAACCACGGACTGGAACCATGAGCGAAGTACTCAACGTAACCTTCGACCTCTTGTTCACCCAAGACACCATCGATCGCTTGCAGGGTGTTCCGGTGTCGATCCCTGGCCTACTGCCAGTGGATGGACTCACTCCAAGTGCTGGCGACCTTGTCGATCTCGATGTGGGCGGTGAAAAGCTGCCTTTCCAAGTTCGCGCGCGACGCTTCCGATGGAATACCGAAAGCCAAATGATCATCCAGCTGACCATGAAGCTGCCGGAAGAGGTCTCCATTCCGCATTCAATCCTGAAAAACAGGAAGACAGCCCCAGCTCATGCGCATTAGTAGCTCGCGGTGCCAAACAGTCGGCGAACGCCTGCGAAGGGGTTACCGCCACCGACGATCGGCTGCATCGTCACCAGATCGAGTGCTGCGACGGTGAGCTGATTGCGAGCGGAATTGAAGCGTCCCACGATGCCAGGAAACTGCTCATCCCAGGTGCCTCCAGCCAGGCCGATCATCGGATTTGCCCAGATCCAAGGGTTGTTCTGACCCTTCGTGAGCGCGAACGTCTTAGGCCATCCCTGGCTGTCTGGATCATCGAACGTTTGCGTGATCCTCAGCTGTCGGTACGCTGACGCAAAGACCAGGTTGCCACTCGCGTCGAAGATGTCCAATCCATAGGGCGATCCACCCGACCCAATCGCGACACGCGTTGAAAGTACAGCCCAGTCGAACGGGCATTGCCCCCACAACTGAACAGCACCATTTGGCCGGGCTGGGAAGCTTCCGATCTCAGGATGCGGAGCGTTGACAAAGCACCCCCCCACATACTGGTCAGTGGATTCTGGCCTGATTATCACCATGGGGCATTCCGCTGCAATGCTGGTCGTGGCATCCATCGCCACATCAACGAAGTAGCTATTGCTCCCCACAGCCTTGGTGTTGCAGTAGCCGCCAAACGCATACCGGGGGTTTCGATAGTCACTGTCGATCTGCAGAATCTGATCGTCATTGAACACCTGCAGTCCTGCATTCATATGCGAAACACCGAATAGTAGTTTGTGTTGCGGATTCCGCCGAAAGCGTCGTTGCACAGAACATTGAAACCGCCGTTGACGATAGTCACGGGGTTCCCAGCACCTGGACCCGAGGATGCCACGGCCAGCCAAGTCCCGTCGTTGACCATGCCTGGGACACTGATGAAAGCGATGATTGGCCACGACCCTGCCGGAGCGACATACGAGCCTGAAACCACATGGCGGGTAAGGCGATCCGTAACATCAAGCACTAAGGCTCCATTCTGGTCCCAAACTTGCAGCCCCTGCGTCATGACCAAATTCCAAGGCGAACGCGAAGCGTGCCATTGCCGTCGTAGACCTGAATTACACGGTCATTGATCGTTAGATAGCCACCGCTGTTGGCGCCGGTCATTGTGAGGGTTCCGTTCTTGTCCAATTTCCACCGTGGCTGGCCTCCCACACCCGTCGCATTCGACTGGATCACGTCACCGATCATCGCGTTCTGGATCCAACCAGTGCCGATCAGCGCCTGGCTGATGAACGTCTGCCCGCCCTGAATCACAAAGGGTGACGTGACGTTTCCGTTCACCAGGTTGATCACCGCGAACCGGTCAGCCTGGAACAGGATCTGGCTCTGGTAGCTGCCGTCGGGCTGATTCTCGATGCCGATGCCCATGCCGGCGGCGTAATACTGACCGTTGGCCGCGACCTGCAGCTTCAAGCTCCACGACGCGCTGATCCGACCATCCATGTCCACGACGGCCTGAGAGGTCTGCTGCACGATCGCCTGAGTTTCGCCAACGCTCGCCTCAACTGTTTCCTGCCGGCGCGCCAGGGCGTAGTCGCCCTCAGCAATGACCGTCTGGATGGTGAGCGTTCCAGCGAACACCGTGGCGTCACCTGCACCCCAGTCACTGTCACCGGCAGCCTGCACATCGAGCTGCGCGAACAGGCCGTCGGTCTTCTGGCCAATGGCCTGCAGGCCGGTCTCCGGATCGTTGACCTGCAGCTCCAGGGTGTTCACCCTGCCGGCCACCGCACCAGCCTGCGCGACCGCATCGCCCACGTCCTTCCACTTCGTGCCCGGCGGCTCCTCATTGCCCGGCGCGTTGTCGTTCCACAACCAGATCTTGCCGTTGTGGATCACGGTTTGGCCTGGCTCGTAGGTCGCGCCCGCCTCCCAGATCAGCGGCACGATCTGGTCGATGCTGTCGATCTTGGCCAGTAGGTCTTGGCCCAACGCACTCTCGCTGATCCTTCCGGAGAAGTAGGCGTCGTAGTCCGACTGATTGGTGCTGGCCTCGCCTATCACACCAGTACCCGTCGGATACCAAGGCCCGATATTGCCGCTCTTGTCCACCAGCCGCCCCCAGAAGTAGAAGCGCGCACCGGCGGCCAGCCCGTCAAGCTGATAGCGGTTCTGCGGGTAGGCGAAGTCCGCAAACTTCGTGGCATTCTCACGATTCGGGCCAGTGCTGCGCCAGATCTCGGTCCGCTCGGTATCGGTGGCGCCAGGCGGGAAGCCCCAGGCCAGCTGGATGCCGAACACCACCGGCGTGGCGGTCAGCGAGGTCAGCGCCGGCGGCGGCTCGGTCTTGCCCTTGATGTCCGTGAGCATGCTCAGCGTCGGCTGCGAAACCGCGTTGAGCGCATTGACCGCGCGCACCCTGGCCAGGTACTTGCCGGCATAGATGCCCCGCACCTCGCAGCTGGTGGTCCCTACCCTGCCCGCACGTACCCAGTTCAGGTCGTCCCGGCGCCACTCCACGTCGTAGGCAATGGCCTTGTCGGCCGCATCCCACTCGATGGTCAGCACCGGCGTGGCAATGCCCTGGTCGATCACCACATGGGAGGACATGCGGACGTTGGCCGGTGGCGGCTGCACGCTCGGCGGAATGACGCTGATCGGCGGCGGCTCCAGACGCGTGCCGTCATCGATGGCAGCGAACTTGTCCGGCCGGTGCTGCAGCGCAGTGATGCGGTAGGTCAGGCCCTCTTCCTCGGCGATACCCAGCACACGAAACTGCTGCAGCACCAGGTCGGTCGACTCGGTCGCCCAGATCGACTGCGCCACCGGCACCGCGCTCCACGGTGCGGAGACGGTCACCACGCGTGTGGTCGGGTTGACCGCATTGATGGTGCGCGCTTCGGTCTTGCCGCTGGGCAGCGTGGCGCGCAGGAGGTCGCCTACAGCCATGCTCGGCGGCACCACGTCCAACGTCAGGCTGTTGGCAGTGGCGGCACTGATGCGGCCAGAGTTGCGGCGGCCAGCGCGATTCGCGTCAGCCACCTGAATCACGTCGCCCGGCATGCAGTTCAGCGCGTCCAGGCCCAGCGCGAAGGTGACCGTCTCCGTCTCCAGGTTCTCGCTGTAGAGGATGTGGTTGCCCACCCGCTGCGCCTGCGACTTCGAATGGCAGCCCAGCGCGGTGACCTCAATCTGGTTCACGCCATAGCGGGCGATCCCGTCGAGCAGCTGCACCGGCTCAACTTTCTGCCTGCCGAAGTCATCCGGGTCCGTCCAGGACACCAAGGTCACGGTGTGACGGACCTTGCGAGCACTTCCCTCGTAGGTGAACCGGCCATCGACCACATTGGCCTGGCTGTAGGTGTAGACCGGGTCCTTCGGCATGTCCGCCGAGGCCATCACCTGGCCAGCGGCATAGAAGCTGATGCCCCGGAACATGCTGGCCATGTCCTGCAGGACCTTGTACGCATCAGCTCTGGTCTGCAGGTACAGGCTGCAGGTGAAGCGCGGCTCCTGCCCACCCATACCATCGCTGACCAGCTGATCGCAGTACTGCGCGATCTCGTACAGCCGCCACTTGTCCACCCAATCCAGCGGGATCCGATTGCCGAGGCCGAAACGGTCGTTGGTGACAATGTCGAAGAACACCCAGGCCGGGTTGTTTGTCCATGCCGCCTTGAAGGTGCCGTCCCAGATGCCGCTGTAGGAACGCGTGCGCGGGTCGTAGTTGCTCGGCACGCGAATGATGCGCCCCCAAATCTGGAACGCACGCGAGGGGACGTTCTGGAAGGCGCTAGCGTCTACCTGCACCGCTGCCAGGGCACAGTTGGGATACCGCAGCTTGGCGTCGATGATCTCGGTCAGCGACTGGACCATGACGATGTCGGCGACGGTCGAGCTGTTCGCGTTTGGCGTCAGGCGGCGCACACGCACCTGCCATTGGGTGCCGGCTGGCAGATCAATGCGGTGGCTGCGCTGGTACTCGCTGGTGGTCTTGCCGCGGAACGCGTTGGTGAGCACGGTGCTGAAGGCGCCGCCATTCACCGACAGATCGATCGCATACTCGATCGCGTAGCCTTCGGTATCACCGTTTTCCGTGTTCTGCCGCTGCAGCGCAGGAACGCTGAATCGAATACGCACGGCAGACAGGTCAGCGCCAGAGACCGTGCGGACCACAGGCGCGTTGCTGCGCAGCTCTACCCCGACCGTGACCTCGTTCTCGACCGATGGGAATCCGGCGATGTACTCCTGGTCCTGCGTGCCTGCACGGGTTTCCACGCGCACGCCGGCAAAGTTCAGGGTGCCGTCGCTGTTCTGGATCGGAACCTGGTTGAGGTAGACAGACTGATTGCCCGCCACCAAGCCACGGATCTCGCCCTCGCTGATCAAGTCCAGGATCTTCGCGTAGGAGATCGAGTGCAGGCTGTCGGGGGTCTCGACCGGCGTGCGGGCGTTCCCGCCACCCTTGCCGCCAGCACCGGCAAGGGCCGCCGACGAGCAGGCACGCGACAGCTGCGTGGGCTGATACTTGATGGCTACGTTCACTGCTGATCCTCTGCGTAGATGCCGCCGCTGATCACTGCTGAGCCCACGAACATTCCCTTGGTGTCGTGGCCGCCGTAGGCGACAGACACAGGGTTGCCCTGCGCCTGCGTGTTGACTGCGCCGTTCATGCTGTAGCTCGGGGTGTTCTCGGCACTGTCTTTGGCGCCAAGCCCTTTCGGCTGTGGTGCGAGCATCTGGGAAACGCCGCCCAGCACCATGACGCCGCCCTGGAAGACGAGCTGGTAGTTCTGGGTCCAGACGCCGACCACGATGAGCACGATGCCGAGAATCGTCTGCAGGATGCCGCCGCGCTTCGACCCCACCAGCACCGGAGCGATCCGAATGTCGTCAGCGCCGGGCGGATCGTGCAGCTGCTCCTTGGACAGGTTCTGCCGCCCGACGAACACGGCGAACTCCATGCCCTTGGCCTTGGCGCCCATGAGGTACTGCTGGAAGCCAGGCAGCAGCACGCACAGCGCGCGCACGGCCTCAGCGGGGTTACTGACGGCGAGGCGGAACTTGCGGCCGAAGCGAGCACCCAGCAGGCCGTATAGGCGAATGGTGCGCAGGCGGTCAGCCATGACGGGCCCCCTTGTGCCGGACGATGTAGCGCGTGCGCTCGGCCCACATGCCGCCGTAGACCACCTTCTCCGACAGGCGGCCGTGCATGTGGTGCAGCATCTGGCCGTCGCCGAGGTAGACCCCGGCGTGGTTCGGCACAGGCGAGCGGATCTGCATCAGCACCATGTCGCCGCGCTGCGGCTCGCCATCGATCAGCTCGAAGCCTTCCGCGCGCAGCCGGTCCAGGCTGTAGAGGTCCTGGCCCTTCTCCCACCAGTCGTCCTCGCGCTCGTACTGGCTGAGCTGGATGCCCAGCTCGCGGGCGTAGACGTCGCGCACCAGGGTGTAGCAGTCCAGCACCCCGTGGGCGAACTGGCGGCCAACCAGCGGCGCCTCGTAGCCACAAGGCTCGATGGTCTGCAGGTCGCAACACTCCGGCTCTGCGCCGGTGCACTGGCCCACGCTCACGATGTGCCACGGCAGGCCGCTGGCCTCGCACATGACCCGGTCAGCGTCGGACGCGGCCGCAGAGGCGTTCGGGTGGCTGTGCACTACGGCCAGCACCTCGCCCTGGTCCTCCGCGTCGGCGTAGTCCTCAGCCGGTAGCCGGAAGTGCTCGCTGGGGGTGGTGGCCACGTTGCGGCAGGAAATGTAGGCCTCGCCATCGGGGCCGGCCACGATCAGGCCGCAGCACTCGCGCGGGTACTCGGCCACGGCGTGCGCCTGGATGGCCTGCAGGGTGCTCTGTTGCATGGGTGTCGCCCATAGAAAAGGCCCGCGCTTGGCGGGCCTTGGGTGATAGGTGGTGGAGGCCGGTGCTGATCTCCGGCTTTGAGGCAATAGGCGTGTTGGTGACGACGCCTCGTTTTAACCCGAACCCTGCTGGCTAACCATACTCATCTCGCCAGCTACACCCGCGCCGTATCGCTACACCGGGCTTGGTCTCGCTCTCACGATTCGCGCATCAGCCTGCGCATGCTCCACCGTTGAAAATCTTACTACGTGCGCAGCAGGCCGGATGCAGGGAACCCGCCATAGGGCAGCGGCTTGTCGGCGCCGAAGCGCAGCTTGCAGCTCCCCACCCTGCCCCCGCACTGGTCCCGTGCTGGGTCGGTGGTCGGCACATCGTTGGCGTCGGCCACAGCTGGCCCGGTGTAACCACAGAACGGGCCGCGGTAACCGCCCCGGATCAACCAGCCGCAAACACCCGAGATGATCTGCCGGCCGGGCAGCTGCTCGCCGTTGAGGTCGATCGCCGTGGTCAGCTCGAACTCGACTACCTCCTTCGTCTCGGAGACCTTGCGCTCGATGAACCAGATCTCGGCCAGAAAGTGCTCGTTGGGGTCGGCGGTGGGATTGCGATCCTTACTCGGATCTGCGGATGTGACCTCGAATGGCGTGGCCACAGCTCCGGTCTGGACTTGCATTCCAAGCAGCGTGATGTCGGCTCCAGTGGTTGCCGAGTTTGGCCCCAGGCCGAACGTCGGAGTGCCCGTCCCGTTCTCCGCGAACGTCACTGTCAGGACCAGCTTCCGCACACCATCCCCGAAATCGCGGTACTCGCGAACAGAAATTTGGCCGGCTCCTTGGTTGGTCACCGTAGGCGTAGCACTTCCGGCCGAGAACTGAACGGTTCCGTCCTTCACTCCGCTCGCGGCCTGATTGGTGATGTGGAGTCGTCCAGCGCCCGAACTCCCGAAGGCAAAGTATGCCGTCACCGCGAATGTCTCACCGGCTTCCACCAGTGGCGCTCCGGCAAGCGTCGTTGTCCTACGGTTGAAGGCGGCACCGGCGCTGGCGATGCGTGCCGGGCCGTTGAAGGTGATTCCATCGGCAGTACGTGGCGAAGCCGAAACACTACTGGCACCAAGGTTCAACCACGTGGAGCCTATTGGATTTGCGCTGTTTCGAACCTTGTTCAGAGGCAGCGGGAAATTGGCCGCGTCCAGGTACTTCACCAGCGTCTGCCGACGGATCACCTTGGCCCCGACCATGTCGCCGTAGAGCATGCACATGGCCGCGATCCGCCCGTCCAGGTTGCCGACCTTCAGCCGCGGGTTCGGGGGCTGGTCGCTGGTGCGCTCGAAGCCCGTGGCCTCAATCGGCCAGGCGCCGTACTCCTGCCCCTGCCACCAGATCACGCCCGACTGCAGGTGTGCGTGGAAGAACAGCTGGTCGGCGCCGAAGCTGCTGGCATCCAGCTCGTAGACCGTGACGCGGCCGCCCGGCTCCAGCTGCTGGGCATCGGCGGTGATCATTCCAGCACCGCC